TTCAGGTCGGCTGGAATTTGATGCTTAATGCCAACCGCAAACTCTTTGACACACGCACGCAAGCCGGCCTGAATGGCCGCTCGCGTTTGCTTGTCGGCAAGATTCAGCAGTGCGGCCTTTAGGCGTTCATCACCAGTCAGTTCCAGAACCGCAGTTTTGAACAAGGCGGTACGCTGGGCCGACCTCTCGCGCCGCATCCGTGCCATCCCTGGGCGTGCTGGCTTAGCCATCCTGTGCGACCTCCACGGCCGGGAACCGCACCATCTCGCCGCCCTCGTCCACGTCCAGCGGGGGACCGCTGATGTTGAAAATCCTGTCGTCCATCTTTAATCGCTGCTTGACCGTGAATGCCTTGCTTTGCGGGTCGGATCGCATCGTGATTTGATGCGTGATATCCGCTGCGACTTCGACCCCACGGAAAAACTCTCGGCCTCCCCTGGTCGCCATCTCGCACCACCGCACGGCGAACGTGACCCAGTTCCCCGCTGTCGTTTCGTCGATCTGTCCCGCCCCGTTGACCGAGGCCGACAGCCGTTGCACCTCGACCCGCTTCGAGAGTTTCCCCGCCCTCATGCGTAGTTCCCCCACTTCAACCGATCAGTGAGGGCGGTGTACGAGAGTTCGATTTCCTTCGATATTGTCCCGGTCAACACGGATTCGCGATTCTCCACCCAATGACTGGCCAGCAACAAAATCGCCTGCTTCGCGTCGTCTGGCACAGCACTGGCCGCACCGTATCCCGCCTGCATTGTGACCAACACCGCGTTGAACCGGTCGTATGTCGTGGGCCACGTCTGCCCGAATGCGGGCCGAATGATGACCGGCTCCGCGTACAAGTCGGCTTCGTAGGTCGTCGCCGCCAGTGTCTGTAGTGCGTTGTTGCCGTCGTAGTACGTGATCCCGCTGATCGACTGGATAGGCAGGATGTCCGGCACGATGTAGGACGGCAGATAGTCCAGCGAGAGAATGACGGTCTGCGTACACAGTTTCCGCCGTGTGTCTTTCTCGACCATCAGCCGGGCCGTCGTGATCAGGCTAGCAAGACGTGCGTCTTCGTGGCCGTGATCAATCCTGGCGTGCTCTTTCAATTCCGCCACGCTGACCGGCTCAACCGTTGGAGGCACGCTCACGCGCAGCGAAGAGCGAACCCCTCGCATTGACTCCAACGGCTTGGCACGGTCCCACGGCATGGCTCATCGCCCTCTGTTCTGGCGACGTGCTGCCCGCTCGTACTGCGGCACCGCTGTCGCCTGTTCGATTTCTTCCGGCGCAGGCTTGGCAATCTTCCGCCTGACGAGGAGGTTTCCCACCCCATCAGGCGGATCGATCGTCTTGCCTGCTCGGAATCCCTTCCACGTCTGCAGGAGAACCAGCCGCATTAGGCAGGCACCCGCAAGATGTTGCCGAAGTTCCGTTCGGTCGCAGTGACCGGGGTGTCCTTCGCACGCGACAACAGCGCGAACGCCGTCGCATAGGTTCCGGCAGCACCGTCGCCACAAGTCGCCACAAGGTCGAGATACCGCTTGCGTCCGCGCAAATCGATCTCGAACTTAAAGCACTTGTTGTCGTCGGTGGCCGTCGGAAGGGCCGAGGTAGTTCCCGCGATCCCGGCAGACGTGCCATAGACAAGGCCGGTCACATCGGAGAAACCGCTGCCGCTCGTGTCGGACTCCTGCACCTTAAGCGCCGTCATCGCGATATCGGCCGCCCCGAGGTACAAATAGACCTCGCAGTAGTCGTACCCAGCGGTATCGATTTCCGACGTGCTCAGACTGGCATTGTCCACGATGGCAGCCGGAGGAGTGACACTGACCCACCGGGTGTTCTGTGCATTGATCATGTAGGCTCTCCTTACGAAGCCGGGGTCTTCAGCATGATCACCGGGCCAGCAACGGTACTGGTCCCCTTCTCATGCACGTTGATGTCAAAACGCTGGGTGCCACGGATCGCGAGTTGGTCGAACTCGAAATATCGGCTCCCATCCACGGCGATCGAGATGCCACGCCGCGAACCCATCGAGGCCGCCAGATCGAGATTGCCGAGGTAGGCAATCCCGTCCGTTGAAGTCTGGGCCGTGGTCGTGGAGTTCATGACCTGGACGATCTCGACCGGGAACCCGAGGAATTGCAGGGGAGCACCGCCGGCGATCTGGGCGACCGTGTTACCCCCAGCCGCTTCGGCCAGCCGCAGCATGGAGTTGGCCCAACCAACCCGGCTGATGTACCACCGCGCCCCGTTGACCGCGAACTGTGGCAGCTTGCCAACCATCGCCTCAAAGTCCTCGAGGTCGAGGGTCGAAAACGCGGTGTTGCCGGTGATGGCAGTGACTTCGCTGCCGTCGCCCAGGGCGTTCTTTAGGCCGACGATCCCGCCGTAGGTGCTGGTGCCGTCGCCATTGAAAAGACACTCGTCTTCTTTGTCGGCGAACGCGTAGGCGATCTCCTGCGCCAGATCGTCGGCAATCGAGATGACCGAGTCTTCATTAAGCTCGCTGGAATACTTGGTCAAGACAGCCAGCTTGCGGGCCGTCAGATTGACGGTATCCCAGCCCTTGTCGCTGGCCGTGATATCGGCATTCTCGTTCACGAAATACGCGGTCACGCCGGACTGACGACGAGGCACAATCAGAGTGTCAGACGCCATCGGACGAATCCGCAGCACCCGACGGGCAACCCCGCGCTCTTCCCGCAGATCGATGATCGCGGTTTCCATCTGCTCAGGCACGAGAAACCCGCCGAGGTTGTTGCTCGTGGTCTGAAGTGCTCGGGTCTCGATGCCGTTGTCAGCACACCATTGGGCCGCTCGCTGATCGCCACCGAGGATCGCCAGACACCACTGACCGGCAGCATAGGCGCGGTCCTGCGCGTCGGGTCCACGGAATGAACGCAAGGCACCATTGCGTCGCAGCAACCGGACTTCGGTCTTGGGGGCGGGAGCCACGATACCAGGGGCGGGGGTGGGAGCACTCCGCCGCCCTTCGCTGACAGCCAGTGCGGCTTTCTCCTGGATCAGCTTGTTGTACCGGGCTTCCTCAGCACCGGCCTTGCCAGCCTCCTCCAGCAGGCTCTCATACTTGCGGGTCTCGTCGTCCGTGAGGGGCCGAGACTTCCCGCCTTCACCGCCGGTAGCCGCAGCCACCAGCACGCTTTCCGCTTCGGCCAACTTGGCCGAACGCAACTCGCGGGCCTGATCGGCCAGCTTGTGCAAGTCCATATTTGTCGTCTCCGTTTTGGCCGACGACCACCAGATAACACATCAGGCGTGAACCGTCGGCAAGTGCGAACACCTGCTGACAATCCACGCCTGCAACGGCAATTGCGGATGTCTCACGGAATCAACACCATGCCAACGGGCTGGGAAGTTTCTTCCGGCAGCATCAATCTGTGTTAAATCGTAATGACTTGCAGTCAACTGTCAATACGTTTTGAGCTTGGCCAACTGGATTTTTTGTTGGGCCAGATCGAACGGCATCCCCTGCAAAGCCTTGGCCTTGGCCAGCGAACGCAACGCCATCTCGGTAGCCTGATAGGCGGGGTACGTCACAGCGGACACATCGAACAGGTCGACGTTGTGCAGTTCGCGGATCTGCCGCTCGCCCTCTTGTCGCCAGATGTCGCTCTTGGTCGTGAATCCAAACGACATTTGGTCCATATCGCCTCTGCGGATCTTCGGCACCAATGCTTGAACATCGGGGTCCGTCATGTCCAGATCCGCCTCCATCCTCAGACCGCGTTGATCCTCCGCCAACCGCAAGGTGCCAGACTTGGTACGGGCCAGCGGGGTGCCGTCGTGATTGACAAGAAACCGCACGTCGGCACCGCTCGCCAGAGAACGGGTGAACGCACCGGGACGGATGATCTCGACGAACCCGCCGAGGTCTTGAGACAGGCTGTTGAAGACTGCCGCGTATCCCCGCAGCGTCACCTTGCCGTCAGCCTCTGATCGAAGTTCAATCTCAGCACATGCCCGGTATTCTCGCTCGCTCATCGCACTACCTCCCGGGCGAATTCGGTCGCCCTCCGTGCGTCCCATCGGGATACAACTGATTCGACGCTCTCCGGCAGCTTGTCGGCTGACACCTCGCACGCCGTCAATAGGGCCTGTCGGGACTGCTCGACGTGACGCCTGACGATCTCAGCCGCATCCAGAGACTGCCGGAAATGCAACCCCAACGCTCTCACGGTGGGGCCGATCGCTTGCTCAAGTGTGGCAGAATGCTCGGCGTAGAACGTATCCAGCCACCCGAGGAACTCGCCGGGCTTGTTGGCCGCGCGGCTCGCCGCATTGCGTTCCTTGCTCAGCAGTCTGGTAAGGTCGTTCTCCAGAATTCCCCGCAAGGCATCACCCATCGCCGGGGGTGTCTCCGCCTGTGCGACGCTGACTTGCCCCACGCTCGGGGTCGGGGTCGCCTGCATGGCCGTTGTCAGTGGGACCATGTTGCCGTTTATGAGGTACGCATCACCGTCGTCAGTCGGGATTGGGTTCATTCCTTCTCTGTCTCGGATCTCGTTTGCGGACATCCACCCATTTTGCCGGGCCACGGCATAGGCATCATACCGACTCTTCAAGTCGGCCAACGATAGATCATCGAGGTCAAGCTCAGTGAAGTAGGTCGGTTTCTCGTTCTGGCTGAACAGTTTGCGGTGGGCTTCCTGCTGCATCGCCACCGCCAATGGTCTGATCGTGTAGGTCTTGTACTCGATCGATTGATGCTCAATGTTCCCAAAGGTCGCCCGCGACAAGTCCCGCAACAAGTGGGGCGGAATGTTGAACCAGCGGGCCACCTCCGAAATCTGGAATTGCCGCTGTTCCAAAAGCTGGGCGTCTACCGCGCTCATCTGCATGGCCTGGAACTCCATGCCCTCCTGAAGAACGGCGATCCTCCCCGCCTTGTCCGCCCCCCTGTGCATCGCGTCCCACTCGTCGCGGATGTTCCGCCGCGCGTCGGTCGTCAGCTTGCCGGGATGCTTGAGGATGCCACCGGGGCGGGCTCCGTTGGCAAAGCTGCTGCCGCTGTACTGCTCCATTCCCAGGGTCAAGCCAAAGCTATCACGGGCTCGCTGCACAAGCCCCTTCCCGACGATCCCATCAGCCGCCATCAGGGGGACATGGTACACATCGATCGGATCGAGAGGAACAGGATTCAACCCGTGCTCGTCGGTCACCTCGTAGTAGATCCGCCGCGTGCTGTCCCGCTTCATGGCCACCCTGGCCGGGTGAATCCACCAGAGAGAGACGGGCCGCCCACCTCTGTTCCGCTCGATCTCCGCGACCATGTTTCCGTGCAGGTAAAAGCTGGTCATCATGGCAACACGCCATGAAAACGCGGTCATTTCGGCGTTAGGTTCTTGGTCCAACAGCAGCCGAAGAGGATGGTCGTATCGCTCGATGTTCGAGTCGTCCTGCCGCTCGTAGACTTCCCACTCCAATTGAGCAATTGTCTCGGCAATCACGCGAACCGCAGCGTACACCGCCGAGACGGTCATGGCCGAAGTCTCGGTGATCGCCACGCCGCTGGAACTCCGAGGCATCAAGGCGTCGGCCACCTGCTGCGACATGCCCCGGGCCTCCGGTGCAATCCAGCTCGCCAGCCCTCGCCGAATCCCTGCAATGATGCTCACAGTGACAGACTTCCTTTCGTGTCGTAAACGCTGCCCACATCGCCGTCAACCATCGCGGTCCCCATCGCCATGATCATAGCGACGATGCCGTCGATCTTGTCCGCAGACCGCGACTTGCTAGGCCGGATATTATCGCTCTTATCCCGCTCCGCCGCTACGTTTCCCGCCATCCACCTTAGCACCGGGTCGCCGTCGTGATGTAAAGTCTGATTGGCAATGCGTCTCTCAAACTCCTTTGAGGGGGCCGCGAATGATCCGATTGTCTGGCGGAATTCCTTCAGCCGATCGGCCGGGAACCCCGCTGCCGCTAGTTGCTGGGCCATCGCCCGGGCCGGTCCCCAAGGGTCGTAGGCGAGACACTGCAGGTCAAACCGCTCGGCCACCTCGCACAGTTCCGCACAGATCACACCGTAGTCCGCGACGTTGCCATCGGTCTGCGTGATCAGCCCTTGAGACGCCCACCGCTTGGCCTGTGCGCGGTCCTGTTTCCCGCGAATGTCAGCGACTTCTTCAGGCATCCAGTACCGACACTTCACGTAGTAATCCGTGTCCCTCTTGAACACCATCGAAAGGGCGTTGATATCGCGAGTCGATGCCAAGTCCAGCCCACACCAGACATGTTCCCCCGAGAATTCCGAGACGTCGAAGTCTTCGCGACACTGGTCCCAATGGTGCATTTGAATCCAGCGGACTGCCTGCTCGGTCCACTGGTTGAGGTGCAAATTCCGAAATGTGTTCTCGGCCCCGGGATTGTGGCGCGCCTCGTTGCATCGCTCCTGCAGGTAATCCGGAAACAGGCTCACGCCGAAATTTGGGTTGGCCTTCTTCCAGACTTCTTCGGATGTCCAGTCTTCATTGTCCTCCGCCCCAAAGATCGCCGGGTAAAAGAAAGGGTCCGCCTCCGGGTTGTCCAAAGCCGCCCTGGCTCGCTGGTGCATCTCCCAACAGATTGACGACCGGTCATGTCCTGCCGTTGTGATTGCGATCACCAGAGGCTGACGACGTGCCCCGACCGAGGTAGTCAGCACGTCCCACAACTCCCGGGATTTCTGGACGTGCAACTCGTCGAAGATGATCCCACTCGCGGACAACCCGTGTTTCGTGAATGCCTCTGCGCTGAGGGCCTCGTACCAACCGCCGGTCTTCTGGGCCAACACTCGGTTATGCAAAAGTCGCACTTCCGACATGATCCGCTCATTCGCCTTTGCCATCGCCCGGGCCGCATCGAACACAATACGGGCTTGCCCACGATCACCGGCCGCCGAATATACTTGGGGACGCTGCTCCCCATCGCACAGCAAAAGATAGATCGACAAGGCCGCCGCCAACGTGCTTTTGCCGTTCTTTCGCGGGACCTCCAAATAGACAGTTCGGTATCGCCGCGTACCATCCGCCCGCTTCCAGCCGAAGATATCGCGGACAATCTTGGCTTGCCACGGCTGCAACACGAACGGAATCCCGCTCGCCTGTCCTTCCACAAGACGAATCTGAGTTTGGAAAAACCTTACCGCCCGGTCGCCAGCCTCCGAGTCGAACCAGAATGCCATCATCCGGCCCCCGTAAAGAATTCGTCGGCGGGGTCTTCCTGTTTCTTCCCGGTGATGCCAGCCAGCTTGATCCGATCAATCGGAGACAGACCCAGACGGGCCGAACAAGCTAGCCACTGCTGGTTATAAGCCACGACCGCCGCCCGGGCGTCCTTGTCGGTCGGCTCAAGCTGTGCCGCCGCTATTGCGTTTTGCAGAAGGCTCCACAGTCGACAGCACAAATCGACCACATGCTGATCTGCTGACGTAAGGTAACCCAACTGCAACAGGGTCTGTTCAATCAAGTCCCATTGCGTTAGCCCCAGCGTATCCAGCTTGTCCGGACAAACAACAGTCCCCTCCGGCTTGGCCGCATCATTGCGGGCCTTGTGCCGGTCGGCTCGATAAGCCCCCGTCAGCTTGAGGACTTCCACGGGTTTCGGCGGACGTGCCATCAGAACAGATTCAACCTCCGGTCAGCTTTCTTGGCGTTGCAGGTCCTGCACAACGCCTGAAGATTCACGGACTCGTGGGAACCGCCACGCGAACGGGGAATCACGTGATCGATGTTTGCCTTGTCGGGATGCTTGTCGTTGACGTCATGCCGTAGCGTCTTTCGGCAGCACTGGCACTTGTTTCCATCCCGGAACAACACAAACGCCCGGACTGCGGGGGCCACTCGCCGACTATCCCCTTTCACTGTCGGCTGCTGCTTGCCCCTCGTAAAGAAGCATTCTCGACTGCAATAGCGGTTGTAGCCGTGTCGGTCGTGTCGCTTCTTGAACATCGTGCCACAGCCTACACATGGAAGCAGCCTTGTCGCCTCCGCACTCTGCCTTTCGATCTCGCGACACGCCGCCCCGCACACTGCGGTACTCTGATGAACAGGAACGAACTGGCCACCACACACCCGACACGCTTTAGGCTTGGCGTACTTCTGATGGTAGACCTTATTGCGGCATTTGAGCGTGCAATACTTCCGCAGATTGCCACGCTTGGCACCAGTTGACGAGACAGACGGGTCAAACGCCTGCCCACAGCCTAGGCAAGCGTTTATGGGTTCTGCCATATTTTTTGCGCGAGA